CAAACTATACGAGTCTAATTTGTATCCCTTCTTCACTTCATGGAACATATCGAAGATAAATCGTCCAGACATTGGAAGCAACTTCAGGAAGTTATCACCCAAAGCACTTGAACTCAACTTTTTTAGAGTGAGTTGACATGATTCATCATTCAGTCTTCCAAGTTTGAAAAACTTTGGATCACAACCACAATGACGGGCTCGTTTGTAAATGTACTCAAGATCAAAACCAAAGATGTTCCAACCAGTGATGATATCGATACTCTTTTCGTGAAGATACTTTTGAAACGCTTCGAGCATTTCCCGCTCGGTATCGAAACTCACGGTATCGGGACCCTCGGTCTTCTTGTAACACAAGCAAACCTTTTCGTACGGTTCGTCTGTACCGAATTTACAGAGGGACACTGCAATCTGAAAGCAAGCATCACCGGGTACATCCGCATCAGGAAACTTACCTGTAGAACTGTTACACTCAATATCGAATGATCCCACAACGAATGGTGCAATATCATCTCGAGCAACGGACTTTAGAGATCTCCAATCATTACACCAAAGATCAATGTCAACTTTGGCGAGGTGAGATCGTACACACTTATCACCCGTATCAAGCCACCCCGTCGATTGGATACCAGTTCGATGCATCAGGCGGAGGACAGGGTCAAGGTTGGACTCATACACCTTCAGTACCCTTGATCCAGAAGAAAGTTGCACAGGCTTTCTCAAAAATCCATCGACACGACGACGAGCTCCGAGGTTCGCGAAGTTGATCTTCATGAAAAAGAACTCTTCATTGTTTTGAAATCCCCAAACATCTTTGGACTTTGCCATGGAATATGAAATGACACATTCGGGACATTTTCTACAGATAAGATTGTAGATCTCGTTGATCGTCTGTTGTGATGTTCCAAAGGACAACTTGATAAAAAAGTAAGGATTGAACGCCGTCGTGACACAGACCGACTTACCATCTTCAGTCTTCCCAAAAATGCTCACGTGGTGTTCATCTTCCGTGTCTCTAGGTTCCCATGTGAGAGCCTGGAACACGACCATATGTTTATATTCACCCAAATTTTTAATATCATTTACTAATAAATGTCTGCCGCTTTAATTGAGCTTGTGTCGGTGGGTGCCCAGGATGTCTACATCACGGGTGAACCCCAGGTCAGCTTCTTCCGCCAGAACTATAAACGATACACCAACTTCGCCATGAAGCCTGAGCGCATGGATTACATCGGTACCTTCGGTGCGAACAATGAAATTACTGTCCCTATTCGCTCTAAGGGTGATCTCATGAGCTACATCTGGATCGAGGACACCCTCGTGTCCAACGTGCAAGATAACCCCAATGGTCTATTCTCTTCCACCGCCTCTAAACCCACTGAGTTCCAACTCTGGATTGGTGGACAGATGGTTTCTCAACTGGATTCCCTCTTCATTCAGGGTGTACACAACCCCCTCATGCGCGACACCACTGCGAAGGCGACGATGGCTGCTACCACATCGACCCTGAAGTCTAACCATGGTGGAGACCACTACATGATTCCTTTCTTCTTTGGTGAGGATTGGACCAAGTGTCTCCCTCTCGTGGCTCTCCAGTACCACGATGTCGAGATTCGCATCAAGTGCCGCGACAACTACACTCCCGTTGGCACTCCCAAGATCTGGGGTAACTATGTGTACTTAGACACAGAGGAGCGCAAGTTTTTCACCGACAAGGAACATGAACTCCTCATTACCCAAACCCAATACCAACTCGCTTCCAGCACCGACACCGAGATTGATCTTAGCTACTTCAACCACCCCGTCAAGTCGCTTCACCTCGTCTCTGGTAACACGACCGCTGGTAATGACTGGGATTCCGAGTTCACATTCGATAAAACTTCCCTTTACATCAATGGTGTCCCCCTCTTCGAGGACACTTCGAACGTGTACCACCATACCGTCGTTCCCGAAATGCACTGCACCGACCTCCCCGATGATATTCTCGAGGATCTGCCCACCTTCTCGTGGCCTTTCTGCCTGACCATGAGCAAGATGCAGCCCACTGGTACTCTCAATTTCTCGCGCATCGATAATGCAAAGCTTACCCTCACCAACCCCTCGGGTGGTAACTCCCTCCACCGTGTCTACGCGGTCAACTATAACATTCTCCGCGTGAAGAATGGTATGGCTGGTGTCGCTTTCGGTAATTAATTCCAGTTGTCAATCAAAGTTTTCGTCTTTTCATACATTCTCTTCCCATAGAAGGTCTTGTCCTTCTCTCCCTCCCAAATTGTGAGTCGGTCCTCGAGGAACACCTTGAACGTATCCGAGTCACAGTTAGACTTGTATCGAACCTTTTCAGCCTTAAGTGCCTCCCCCATAGCAGCTAAACGACTATCCATTGAACGCTTAGCAAACTCAATAGGAGTGAGACGATTGGACACATCAGCTGTTTTCTTGTTCATATATATTATGGACGACTCTACACTTTATACCATTTTGTACTACTGTAGGGCATGTCGAAGGACATACGATGGACATGCTCAATGTTGTTTTGAGATGAATCACGTTAAAGTTAAAATCCCCACAAATACTAAATGATACCACTTATCATAGCTGGCGCCCTTACTGGAGCTCTCGCATACACCTACATGGGTCAGAACCTTGTGTCCGCCTCTGAAGCCAAAAGGCTCATCAAAAAGGATAAGATAAAGAAGGTCATCGACGTTCGCACAACCACAGAGTACCGTGCAGGACATTACCCCAGGGCACTTCACATCCCTGTCGATAAGATTAACGAAAAGACCACCACAGAACTACCCAGGAAGGGTTTACTCGTCTACTGCAACACTGGGCAACGAGCCAGATTTGCGGCAGAGAAATTAGAGGAACTTGGATTCGAAGATGTCTACTATATCGCTGGACATTATTCATCTCTACTTTAAATGTCAGAGTACCCAATGTACTTCTCCTTCTTTACAATTCCTGTTGGTAATGTATCAATCGCTTGAATTTCCGCTACAACCGTCGTTTTCATACCTTCAGGCTTTATCACGGGTGGTAGCATTAGGACTTCCTCTTCCTCTTCCTCTTCCACTTCTGGTGTTTCAGGAGCAGGGCCTGGGGCGGGACCTGGGGCTGGTGTAGGTTCCACTTCCTTTTTCTTACCGAAAAAGTAATTAAAATTTGTCGCTATGACGAGAACGACTACAACTAGAAAAGTTCGAAGGAGTCTATAATCGATACCTTTCATTATACAGTAGTGCAAGATTTTTTCAAGCGTTCAAGTCGATCAATTTCACGGTTCATAAATATTGTGAGTTGGACAACTGTGCCTTCGAGTGTGACAAGTCCATGCTGTCTCAAAGATGTCACATTTTCGAGACGTGTCATATCAACCCAAGACATTTTTGAGATTGGTGTCTTACTATGGTGTATAGCCAATACAGCTGCATCTCTCTTTGTCTCCTTAGGAAGCTGTTCACCGTCGTAACACAGTATGACATGAGCACCTGGATAACCACTTGCGTGCATCCACCAGTATTTGGAGTCACCCGTAGTTGTGAGATGATCATTTTCCTTTGCCGATTGTCCAACCCTAATTGTAATACCGTCTTGTGTGGTATATTGATGCATTATTTTTCCTCGTTACAATTACAATGCACGTCGTTCTTAAGCCCAGTCCATCCGTAAGTCATAAGTACCGTGTGATTCTTCCAAGTAAAAGAACTATCGATTTTGGACAGAAAGGTATCCAACACTATCCAGATCATGGAAACGCTCGTCTTATGCGTGCACATCTTCTTAGAAAGGGAGCAATCATTTCTAAGGAGTTGCGTGTAGAGACAAATCTCCACGAAATTCACCGTGGTATGCTTGGAGTTGACAAAAGTGAACAAGAAGATTGGGAAGACTTTTTTAGAGCAGAGTACTGGGAACGATGGATACTTTGGTCATACCCCGATGTAAACAAAGCCAAACTTTTCATGACAATGACCAAGGGTGTCCTTTTCATGCCCCAACCTGAAGATTTGTGGTTTTGTAATGAGGAATTCAAAGACCTGTAGATCCAAACCCACCCGAACCTCTCTCAGTATCTTCAACAATACTAATCTCTTCAATCGGAGGTGTTTCACATCTCTCAAGTACAAGTTGAGCAATACGATCACCCTTCTTGACTTCAAAGTCTTCCACTCCATGGTTGAATAGGACGACCTTGATTTCACCGGTATAGTCAGGATCGATGACACCCGCACCCACATTGATACAGTGCTTCACAGCGAGACCTGAGCGAGGGGCCACACGCCCGTAGACACCTGGAGGAAGAAC